TGCGTGTTAATTAATGAACTTCTACGAACGATTCCATGAACTTCATATCCTTTAGATAGAAGTAGTTCTGCAAGATAAGACCCATCTTGTCCTGTTATTCCAGTAATAAGGGCTACTTTCATGTAACAAAATACAATACGAATTATAATCTATCACTGGAATAAAATTTAGTCAATAGGTCTTTTTAATGGATTTGTTTTTATAAATTTTTGTGGATTTTTGGGGCACATTCCACACACAGATTCCGAACCTCTATTAAAAAATTCATATATTTCTTTTTCTGTAGAATTTGAAGATAATGGGATATATTTTAAATATGGATTCCATTTTGGTGACAGTTGATCTTTATATTTTCTTTTTTTAAGTTGTAGATATGCAAGTGGTGAACATTTATATATTTCCCCAGCATATAGTTGAAAATTTTGTTGTCCCGAAGGGCATCTATTCCAACTCATTTGTGGATCATTATCTTCAAATGGAAGTATATTTTTACCATTACCATGATAAGTTTTTATCCAATGATTAGCAGAATCATTTAATACTACATTAATACCATACAATTCAATCCATTCATTTATTTTAGATAAAGATTTTAAAAATACTTTTAGATATTCTTTATCATAAGAATGCATCGATATTGTCAGTACACAATTGGTATCATACAAAGCTTTTGGTAATTCTGGATGCCTATCAATTAAAACACCATTAGTAACTATCTCATAATATTGATCTTCTTGAATATTCCACTCCTCTTTTGTCATGTAGATTATATCAATTAAATCTTTATGCAATAAAGGTTCTCCACCAAGTATTGATAATTCTTTGGGTTTTATTTTATCTTTCCAAAGAGAATACCATTCTTTTAGGTCATTAATTGATATATGTTCATTATACCCATCGTTAGTAAAATGTCCACACCCCTGACACATAAAATTACATGAATGTGTTATGTGCCATTCTAAGTGAGATACTTCTACCATGATAAGAATTAAAAAATGTATTTATTTTATAGCATAAAAAAAGATGGGAGTTACCCATCTTAGTAAATTCAGGCTCGCCACTTGCCCTTTGACTGGAGGCAAGAAACCAGGCGGGAGTTATCCCATCCGCACCACTTGCTTTTTAATGGAAAAGCAAGAAACCAAAATGAGGGTCATTTGACTCCACCAGTACTGTTAACGCCCATCCGTGGCGAAAAGATGGATTAATCTAGTAATTTCAATAAAAGCATAAAATCCACATATTGTTACCGAATCCCACATTTTAAAATAAACAAATGAAGGAAGTAACAGAATTCCTGCAAAAAATTTAATAATTAATCCAATTTTTTCATCTCCCCACAAAAGAATATAATATCCAATTATGAGGAGTGCATTACCAAAATACCTAAGTATTGTTTTTTTATCCATAAAGGGGTTGCTCCCGACCAGGGTTTTTAAAGTCTCTCCATGACTATGCAACTTCTACAGTTTCAAGATCTTGATAGAGATATTCCATAAGCATTTCATAATCATCCAAAGGATCACCAGAGAACACTACACCTTCGCTTTCATAATACCTACGAACTTTTTTGTAAAGTTTCGGATTCTTTACATCGAGGTAAAAATCACCATTTGCGGCACCGCGAAGAGTTTGAATGTCTTTCTTGAATTTAGTTGTAAGAGTCATTGTTTTGAATGTTGACCTTAGTATTATAAAGGGTTGACTTGAAGAAGTCAAGATGGACAGTGTAGATTCTGTCCCATGCTGGTTGCGAGGATCGAACTCGCCTCCCATCGATTATGAGTCGATTGCATTCGCCAGATTGCTAAACCAGCATTTGCTATTCGCAAATAGCGAATAGTGAGTGGGAATACTGGGAGTTGAACCCAGACTAAGCCCTTATAAGGAGCCCGCTCTAACCATTAAGCTATACTCCCTTGGTAGGACTGCTGAGAATTGAACTCAGTTCACACCGTTATAAGCAGTGGGCCTTAACCAATAGGCGACAGTCCCTCGTGTTTCAACAAATCAAATTTAACATGCATCGTTGTGGTTTGTCAAGACCTCTATCAACTCTTTGATATCAGTCTCTGATGCATCTCTACTTGATTCATTAGTAAAATCTATGGTTTCAGTTTTAGAAATTTCTTGTTTCGATTCCATTTAATAAAAAATCATTAACTAAAATTTTAAATAGTAAAATTACATAGATTTTACTAATCGGGGTGACAGGATTCGAACCTGCGACATCTCGCTCCCAAAGCGAGTGCTCTACCAAACTGAGCTACACCCCGTAATGAGATTATTTATCTCGGTGTATAATCATTATACCCATAAAAGGAACAACTGTCAAGCCAAAACCGCAAAAGAACAACCAAACTGGACTCGCTGCAAGAGTCTCTACAATATGAAAAATCATCTTTCTCTCCATTTAAATTATCTTTACTTACGCATATGCGTTTGTAAGTCCCCATCTGATGAATAAACCAATTAATGTAAAAATTATTATTGCAGATATAATTGTTTTATCCATTATTAGTATCACCAAAAAACTTTGCTAAAGGGTCTCTTTTAGTTTTTACTATTTCACAGGCCCTACGATAAAACATGTTATTTGTATTACCAGAAGACTCAAAGGTTTCTTTAATCTTCACCCAATTTTGGTAAGTATGATCATCCATTGGGGTTTATAAGTAGTTGTACTACTATATAATAGTTTTTAATTTTTAAACGTCAATGTATTGTGTTCATTTTATAACACAAATTAAAAAATTGTTAAACGGAAGGAGGGGGAGTCGAACCCCCAAGGGCTTTAACACCTCAACTGTTTTCAAGACAGGTTCCGTCGCCAATCGGATTGCCCTTCCAAGTTAATAAGAAAACTTTATTTTCTTATTTAGTTAAGATTTAACGTATTTCAAAATCTAATTTGCGAACTTTTCTTTTTCTTCTAGATTCTTGATACTCAAGTTCTTCTGGAGAAAATAAACTTGTTTTTTTATGAGGTTTTTTATTATTTGAATTAATAATAATTACTTTAGTTAAATCAATGGCTGATATGTTATCAGCACAGACAGTCATCATATTAGAACATCCACAACACTGAGTTTTAGATGGATGACTTGTCAACTCTTTGTTGCAATCTTTGCATCTCACTACTAACATTTTCCATTAATCTCCTAATATCTGCTAATGATAATTTAATACTATCAAGTTCTTCATGGATATCTTGATGATGAAATCTTAAAGGTTTTTGAATTAATTTTTTGAATTTTTTATCTTTCATAATTTATATATGTACTATTTGATAATGGGCGATACTGGAATCGAACCAGTGACTTACCACTTGTAAGGAGGCCACTCTACCGCTGAGTTAATCGCCCGATGATTTTATTTTAACAGAGACAAATTATTTTGTCAACTATTTATTGGTTTATTTAAAGTATTTTTTAAGTTTCCTAATAAAATACTCACCAATAATTTTATACTGATCTTTTTTAGGATGATAACTAAAAGAATTTATTAGTCCACTTTCTTCAGCATATTTAAAATTATTATCTAATATTAGTTTAATATTAGATTTTCTAGCATGTTCATAACAAAGCATTGATAATAAATCTCTCTGTTCTAAAGATTCATCTAAAAAATTATTAAATTTTTCTCCATAATTAATAAAATTAAAGGTATCAAACCAAAGGTTTTTAACTCCAACTAGATTAAAATAATGATTAAAAAACAAAATTTCGTTTTTTATTACTTCAACTTCAACTTCTCTGTTATAAGACCACTTTAGCATTGCTTCTGCTAATTTATCTTGATAATTATTATATTCTATTTTATCTCCTTTTAAATTATAAAAAATATTTTCATATCTTCTAGTATCTTTACACCAAAAATAATTTCTATAAGTACTAGTAATTCCCCATAAAACAACCACATTGTTTTTAGGATTATTAATTAATTTTTTCCATTTCTCAGTTACGAAATATTCTCTAGCAGTTTTAAATTGTCTTTGATTACTACTTCCAGAGACAGAAAAATTTATATGAACTAAATTATAATGGTCTACTAATACTTTTCTCCAAGAGTTTTCGTAACATATTTTTGGATCATGTTGAATTTTTTTATATTCAACTTCACTCATTCCATCAACATAACCAGACCCTTCACCAAAAGTCCAACTACATCCAAATGTAATTAATATGTTATTAGACATTTTTAGTTTTATTTATAAATGTATGGATCCTCTTCCTTACATTTTTTAGAGACTTTTTTAAAGTCAATATATTCTTTTATCTTCAAATAAACTTTTTTAAAAATATTAATCATTATGACACCTATATCCTTAGCAATAGAATACCAGAGGTTAATGGGTAGTGAGTGACCACCACCCGCAGAAGACACTTTCTGCGATTTTCACTGCATTAGAGGGCAGTGATAAAAGAAAACACCAAACCTTATTTTTCCTGTTCTCAGGAAGGCACCCAAATGGGGTGGGAGACCTTGCAAGGGTTTATACCTCCAAAGTTTGTCCAGCGTTTTCTGTTACGAACGGGGGCGATCAAGTCCCCGACCTAACAAAAGTTAGGATTTAGAGGAAGTCCCAGACATTTCCAGTCCTTCCGACTCCCCCACCTCGATTCGAACGAGGAACCTTAGAGTTAACAGCTCTCTGCTCTGCCGTTGAGCTATAGGGGAATAATTTGGAGAATAAATCTCCAAGCGTCTCAGGTTGGATTCGAACCAACGACCGACCGCTTAGAAGGCGGTTGCTCTGTTCCACTGAGCTACTGAGACATAAAGTAGGTTCCTATCGCCGCCACTCCTGAACCTACCAAAGGGGAGTGCCGCAGTTGATCTCTCAACTCCCATATCATATCAGATCGGGATTTGATTGTCAAGGTGGGCAGGGAGGGATTTGAACCCCCGTAGGCAGAGCCAGTGGATTTACAGTCCACCTCCATTAACCACTCGGACACCTACCCGATAGGACTGTAGGAAAGTCCTAAATGCCAGTGGATCTCTCCCCTGAACAAAGTATATAATACATCAAGATGTTTGTTCTGTCAAGCCGTCTTTGAATTTCTAATAACTTCTGCATTTTTTTTATTTATTTCAAGAAGAGTATCATAATTTATACCCAAATATTTTGAAAATCCTTCCAAATCAGTGTGCCCATACAAATTGTTTAAATCTGATGGATTTGGATATTGTTTTTTAATTTCTTCCATATTTTTAATAACATCTATCTTTAATTTATATAAGTTTCTTTGCAGGAATCCACCCAAGGAGAACAGATTCTCATTTCCCCACCAAGTGATTTGCATTCATCAGTATAACAAACAGAATCATCTGTAGGTCTTTCCAAATACTTTGGTTGATACTTTTGATCTGCTTCAAGAATAATGCGATTATATTCTGGAGTAACTTTTTCTATTGCCAAACTTACATCTCTTTTAACCCGATTATCAAGAAGTTTAGGATCCTTAATAATATATTCATTGAGTTCTGTATTTGGAAAATATTTTCTTTGAATCTCATCTATTAAATCAGTCCAGTGTATTTCATCAATACCTGTACACTGAGAAAGAATTGATACAATTGTTGTCAAGGTAACACCAATAATTGCAAATCTAATTGTTTTCTTTTTAATGTCCATTAAAAAAGGGAGGTCTGCAGCACTCCCTCTTATTTATTCTGTTGTAGTTAGACTTAAACTTTAGTCAAAACCATTTTACTGGCGTAGTTGTAAGCAAAGTCGGTTCGGGCACCATGATGACCCCAACGAATCCACTTACGGGCAAGACGCATATAATCGTTAATGGTAAGACCAGGAGTTTTCATTTGCCCCTCGATCATCTTCCAATCATACTCATTAATCATGTAATCCAATTGTGTCTCTAAAGCAGAAGGATTAGCACCGATTTTATAAGCATGGTTTCCAAGACCATGATACCTTGCGGAATCTGTCCATTGGATTAAACCATATCCACCACTTCTACACCCCTCATATGATGTTCTAGAACCACCTTCACAGATATTAGGAATGAATGTTGATTCCTGTCTAATATTACCCATAATGGTGGCAAGGGCATTTTTGTCAGTGATTCCCTTCTTCTGAAGAAATTCCAGAGTACGGGATTCGTAATTGTTACACCCTTTACAAATTAGTCTTTTCTCTTTTGGTTTTTCGGGAGCAACCTTGCGGATTGCTGTCTTCTCTTGTTCAAACTCTTTAATAATTGAATAAGGTCTTGCTTCCACTGGAGGAGGCGGACCTTGCAATTTATAACTAGAGAATGGCAGTATTGCCGTATTGGTTGTAACCGTTGCCAGAAGAGGCAAGGCTACTGTAAAGATATTTTGCATTAATTTTAATTGAACTCTACATCCGTATAGAAAGGGGGTACACCCTCTTTTCAAAGGGCACTTTCCACGGCTCTAAATGTCACTCAAAGTCTCATAGTAAAAAAGATTCACATAGTTGTGAATCTTAACATAATAAGTTAATATTTAGGATTTGTCAAGATTTCTAACAATTAGATTTGCTTATATTCCAAATACATAATATCCAATTGTTCATTAGAATCCCCAGTCAGATCAATCCATTCTGAAAATTCTTCAGATATAGATACAGCGTCCATATAATTACGGAGTTTTAGTTTTTCTACCATACTATCTTCGCACAAATGATGAATTCGATCAATTGACCATTGACGAATATCTGCGACGATATCTTCAGTCGTTTTTTCCATAATAATCTTTTCTGAAGTACCTGTTGAGGATGTTGGAATTGTAGTACCTAGGGATCCCGCTGTCAAGTGATTCCGTGAGGACATTATTGGTGAAGAGTTGTCTAGTCTCTTCGAAGTTAGTTTTGCCCTTTGTTTTATGTAATGAAATAATATTTCTTGTAAAATTTTCTTTACCAAATTTTTGAACATCTTCTTTCAGCTCTGGACATGATCCATAATAGTTTTTCCAGTCAGACTCTGATTTAACTTTTCTAGATTTTCCCTTCGGTGTGCGGAAACTCCAGAAATATTTTCTACCAATATAGTCCCTACCAGTTGTAGTGCAGTGAATATGATAAACAAAACCAAAATAATCTTGGATATTATCAGACTCAAAAACTTTGCCATTATAGATCCATGGATTAGTATAACTGTAACTCATTCACATAGTCAATTGCTTTGTTAAGATATTTATGGGCAAGGTCTTTCTCTTGTTGTGAATAATATTCTTTATCTAATTGATGCTTAAGTTTATTCAATCTTGCCTTAAGTTCAAATATATCGTTATAATGTACCATATTTAAATTCTTATTCTACAACTAATTATAAAAAAAGAGACCTTTTTAGGGTCTCTTTGTGTTTATTTGATTATATTATCAAAGATTTTCTAAAATATCTTGTCTCCATTCCTCAGACATATTTGCCATAATAATGAGTGCTGCTTCATTAGTATCCGCATAACCGTCAGCAACAAGATGCTCAAGAACTGCATCAAATAAATCATCTCTTTGAATTTCTTCACCCAGTTTTGAAGCAACCTTACCAGCACCACTAGCAACTGCCCTTGCTGCCTTACCTACTGCACTCTTAGCACCTCTCTTAGCAACTGCTGCCTTATTCTTAGCAGATTGTACTGCCTTGTTTTTTACATCAGATGCTGCTTGCTTAGCAGAACGAGCTGCAGCATATCCAGAGACTGCTGCAGATGCTGCTTTCTGCTTTATTTTACCTGCTGCCGCTTTAATTTTAGCACCAACTCTTGATTTAATATCTTTGGCAACTGCTGAACGAAGTTCACCTCTACCCTTACTAGATTGAGTTTTCAGACCAGCACCTTTAACTAAATTACGCTTATTTGCATACTTAGCAGCAGCTACGTGCGATTGTTGCTTGACATCTTTGATTTTCTTTTCTGCTGCTTTCTTTGCTTCACCAGGAGCAGACTTAACTTTTTCTACACCCTTTTTAATTGCACCTTTTACTTTAGCAATTCGCTCTTCTCTTTTTTTGGTTTTAGCAGCAGACAATCTAGATGCGGCAGCCATTCTACTACCAGATCCAGAAGTTACTTTGTCACTTCCGCCTGCTTCACCACCACGACCCATGGTGACTTTTGCTTCCAGAATGACTTCTTCAAAGATAACATCAAGTTCTTCTACATCAAATCCTTCATTTAAAATATCATAAATTGCATCTTCAACAATAGCATCTAGTTCTTCTTCTGAGAGTTCTTCTACACCAACAAACTCCTCATTCATATCTTCAACTTCAGATCTCAAATCTTCATCATAAATGGCATTATATGCCTCGGTAAGTTTAAAAACGCTCATTTTTCTATTTTTGTGTTTAATTATATTTATAAAAAAAGGGGAGGTTACCCTCCCCGATTATAAAATTATAGCTTAAATCCACTAAAGGTATCTTTTTTAAGATCTTGTTTAATTCCACCAACTACATAAGATTCGACTTCAGTTTCCTGAGGAGCAACTTGTAACCCTTTAGAAGAAATCCAATGTTGTGTCCAAGGAAGTGGATTATTATTTGCAGATATATCATAAACTGGTTTCAAACCAATTGATTTCATACGACGATTCGCAATCCATTCAACATATTGCTGTAGAAGTTTATCATTGAGTCCAATCATACTACCATCTTTGAACAGATAATCTGCCCAACGCTTCTCTTCATTTACAGCACGATCAAACATTTTATAGACCCATTCTTCTTCTTCTTTTGCAATCTGCTTCATTTCTGGATCATCACCATCACGCCATTTATTTAAAATATTTTGTGTAATTGCTAAATGTTGGTTTTCGTCTCTTGCGATAAGAGAGATAATTTTAGCTGATCCTTCCATAAGCTTAAGTTCACCAAAGGCGAAAGAACAAGCAAAACTAACGTAGAACCGAATACCTTCAAGAATATTAACGTTTGCGATTGCTCTGTAAAGTTTTCGTTTGACATCATTGACGGTCTCTTTTGCGTAATTTACTCCTTCAAGATGATGTTTCCAAGTTTCAGATGACCCATAAAATTGTGCAGATTGAATAAAATTATCATACGATTCAGTAACACTAGCAGCACGTTCTAAAATACGGTCATCCGTTATAATTGAATCAAATACTTCAGATGGATCGGAATAAACATTTTTAATAATATAAGTATATGAGCGACTATGGATCATCTCCATAAATCCCCACACCTCCATACATGCCTCAAGTTCTGGAAGAGAACAATAAGGAATAAATGCCATACCTGGTCCACGACCTTGAACAGAATCTAACATAATTTGATACTTCAAATTAGAAGTATAAATGTGCTTTTGTTCTGGGCGAAGCGTTTGATAATCACCACGATCTTTCTGAAGAGAAACCTCTTCAGGTCTCCAAAAATAACCTAGTTGTTGGGTGGTTAGTTTATCAAAAATTGGATATTTGTATGTGTCGTATCTTTGAATTCCTAGTGGTTTTCCAAAAAACATTGGTTGTTTTTTAGTATTAACTTGATCAGTATTAAAAACTGTCATTCCCTTGATCTTTGTTTGATTTTCGGTATCCAGGAATTTAAATTGCATTTTTTGTTTCTCCGTTTTTGCTAATAATGTACTAACCATCACCAATAATATTTACATTTTAAGAATGTTATGAAAATTAGATTTTACAACTTTCACAATCTTCCTCATCACTACTTAAAATATCATTAAGTAAATCATTTAATTTAGAATTAGATGTTGTATCTTCAATTTCATCAGTCTTAATATCATAGGTATTTTGATAGTAACTCGTCTTCCAACCGTACTTGTAGGTCTTAAGGAAATCATTTGCCATCACAGATACAGGAACTTCATTGTCTGGATAGTTTTCTGGATTATAAGACCAATTACCACTGATTGCCTGATCGAAGAACTTTTGCATCACCGCAACAATATTAATATAACCATTGTTGTCAGGCATATCCCACAGAAGCGTATAGTTGTTCTTGAGAGTTTGATATTGAGGAACAATTTGCTTAAGTGGACCTTTCTTCGACTTCTTAATGGACAGGTATCCACGAGGAGGTTCGATTCCATTAGTTGCGTTTGACACAACGGAACTGCTCTCCGATGGCATCTGTGCAGACAGTGTTGAGTGCCTGAGACCGTGTTCCAGGATAGATGCTCTAAGAGTTTCCCAATCATGTTCTAATGGAATAGAAGAAATTTCGTCTACATCTTTTTTATAAGTATCAATAGGAAGAATTCCTTGTGAATACTTTGTTCTATTGAAATATTCACAAGAACCCTTTTCTTTAGCAAGACGATTAGATGCCTTTAAGAGATAATATTGGAACGACTCTGATAATCCATGAACTGCATCCCATGCTTCTTGTGAAGAATAATTATATCCAAGTTTTGCAAGATAATGAGCAAGACCAATATAACCTATTCCAAGAGACCTACGTGCCTTTGTAGCGACCTCTGCAGCGATTACAGGATACTTCTGATAATCAATCAATTCATCTAATCCACGAACAGAAAGATCACAAAGTTCTTCAAGTTCTTCATCAGACTTCACTTTACCAACATTAATGGCAGAAAGAATACAAAGTGCAATCTCACCTGCACCATCAATGTGTTGAATAGGATCTGTAGGTAGAGTAATTTCTTGACAAAGATTACTCATATTTACCTTATCAAGGAACGATGAGTGTGAATTGCAATGGTCAATATTCATAATGTAAATACGACCAGTCTCTGCCCTCTCTTTTAGAAGATCCAGAATGAGTTCTTGAGCTCTGATAGTTTTTCTTGGAACAGAGTTATTTCGTTCATAATCCACATACAGATCGTCAAATCGATCAGTCCCAAAAGCATTATACAGACCAGGAACGTCGTGTGGTGAGAAGAGTGTGATTTCTCCATCTTGGATAAAGCGTTCATAGAACAGTTTAGAGATTTGGATAGAGTAGTCTAACTTACGGACACGATTATCTTCAGTTCCTTTATTATTTTTTAATACTAGAATATCTTCTATTTCTTGGTGCCAGATTGGAAAGTGGACAGTAGCACTTCCACCGCGAATCCCGTTTTGTGTACAGCATCGGACAGTTGATTCAAACTTTTTGAGGAATGGGATAACACCTGTATGAGCAACTTCTCCCCCTCTGATTTTACTGTTGATGCCACGGATTCTGCCTGCATTAATGCCGATTCCTGCCCTTTGTGCAACATAACGCATAATAGCCAAATCACTGCTACCGATGCTATCGAGGGTGTCATCAACATCAACAAGAACACAACTTGCAAATTGTCTAAGTGGCGTCCTAACGCCCGCCATAATGGGGGTAGGGATGTTGATTTTGTGCCTTGAAATTGCGTCATAATACCTCTTTACATAAGAGAGACGGGTTTCTTTCGAGTATTCTGAAAAAATAGTCAGGGAAATCATCATATACATGAATTGTGGAGTTTCATAAACACCACCACCACTTCTATCTTGCACAAGATACTTATCTACTACTTGACGTAGACCAGCATAAGTGAACAAATAGTCACGATTATGATCAATATATGAATCAGCTTTATCAAGTTCTTCTTTAGAATATTTGTTAAAGATTTCTTCATCATAAACACCAAGTTTTACACAATTAGAAATGTGCTCTTCAAGATGTGGAAGTTCTTTCATTTTACCATAAAGTTGCTTCCTGACAGAAAAAAGCAATAAACGAGCAGCGACAAACTGATAGTTTGGATGATCCAAATCTATTAGATCACTAGCACTTCTAATTAAAATTTCTTGAATCTCGGAAGTTGTTATTCCATCATAAAATTGAATACCTGATTGCATTTCAACTTGTGATGCGGATACTCCAGCAAGATCTCTACATGCTTCTTCAACCATAACATGCATCTTATCAAGATCAATACTTTCAATCAATCCACTTCTTTTTTTAACCTTTAATCCATTACTCATATTTTTTTCCAGGTTGTAAATTTAAGTTTTGCTTCTAATCCACAATAAGTATTTAAGTTTATCATCTTTTCAACGTTATGTCCAGATAAAACCATATCATTTATATCTTTATCTCGTATGGTATTTGGCCAAATAACTACTTTTTCTCCATTATTGATGCATTTTTCGATTCTATTAACGATGTCTGTGTTACGTGGTTCGTTATCATAAATCCACACGCGATTGCTAATACCCCACTTGCTAACATCACCATCAGCTCCACAAAGAGCAATCGAGTTTGGAATGAAAGTTGAGTCGAATGGACCTTCTGTAATGTATACAGGTTTATCTTTTTGTACTTCATCGAGACCATAAATTTTTGGTGCATCATCATCTAACATTATAGTGATATATTTAATTTTATTCAAAGAATTTAATGCCCTTCCCTGAAATCCAATTAATTTATTTTGATAAATTAAAGGAATTATAATTCTTGGTTCATCGTAATTCAAACTATTTTTGTTAAATGTTTGAACTAAAGAATTAGTCCATTCCTTAAATTTATCTACGTAGTAAAATTTTTCTGGATTTATTTTTCTCCTCTCCAAATAAATTTTGGCAGAAGAATTTATAGAAGCCTTTGGTATATTTAGTTCTAGTTTTTTTGTTTTATTAAAGGAAGGTTGTTTAAACTCAAATTCTGGACTTTCTACTGTAAAATTTTTACCAGTGAATCCTTCTTTAAATTTTTCTAAGGTATATTGTTTATGTAGATTCGAATCTATTGTTTTCAAAAAATTATTAAACGATAAACTAATTCCACAATTATGACATTTAAAATTAGTATTATTTTTTACTGAATATAGATACCCTCTTGTTTTATTTTTATTTTTTTGAGAATCTCCACAAATAGGACACCTAAAATTATAAAGATTAGATTTAACTACCTTAAATTTATCTAGTCTAGAAGATAATAAATTCACATACTTTACGTCAATAAAGTCCATACTAATATTTTACCAGATGACCTATGGTATCATTGATTAATCCTGTTGTCAACAGATTTGGAATCTTTAATTTGAGACGTTATTAAAGAAGTCCATTTAACAACAGAATTTGTAATCTTCTGAATAAAATATATACTACTCAGTTTTTTATGTTTATTTTTTTTCATGTGGCAAATTATGCCAAATTCTAATTTATTTATTTTGTGGTTGTTCAATAATAACATTCTCTTGAACTCTTGGACTATAATCCTGGGCACTCATCCATCCAGATAAAATAGTTGATATTATCGTTGCGACTACACCAGATAATATACCCATTCCAACCAACATCCATTTAGTTTGAGATAATTCTCTTACAGTTTCTTCTACTGTTTCTATTCTTTTAATAACTGATTGATGTTCAACAGTATTTGATGCTTTAACATCTTCGATCATTTTTATAATCACCTGATCAGTTTTAATAGACTGATCAATTCTTTCATCATGTTTAGCGAGAATATTTGCGATTCTTTGATTAGACTCTGAAATTTTATTTACTGCAGATTCTAATTTAGAGAGCATCTCTCTAGAAAGTTCTTCATAAATGTTTAACTTTTCTTCTAAAACTGCCAATTTTGTGTCTGACATTTTAGGTACTCCTATTTGGTTAAACATTTTTAAAATCCTATGATTTTTTGTTAAAATGATCAATCCAATTTTTACGGGATTTTTGCCCGCCATAGATATATCTTTTTCTTACTCCAGTTCCAATCAATTTATCTTTACCAGCAACTGGTCCTTCTACTGGTGATTTAGTGCTAAATCCACTACCACTTCCTGGTGCATTAGCAACCATCATTTCTCTAAGTATTTGAATTACTTTATCAACACTTTTCATTTCGGTAAATTTTTTGAAGTTCCCCTAAGCAAGTTATATCAACTGGAATATCATGTATATAACATTTTGGATACTCTGGTAACCTATTTAAAAACAAAATAAATGTTTTCATCACTGACCACAATTCTTTTTCAATTTTATAAAATAACATTGGTGTAGTGGCATCACCAAATATATTATATAAAATTATAAAGTGATTGATTAAAAGATGGGACTTTAATTGTCCCGTATTTTTATATCTTTTAAGCAATCTTTTTATATATTTAAAATGATTCAAATCTTTATCAAAATCCTCTTTAGTTACCGCATGAGGATTTTCATAATGCTTAATAGCAAATAATAAAAAATTATTTTCATTCAGTTCATCAAAAAGCATAAGTTATATCAAGCTAATGGGTTACCGTCATAGATTGGGGTATTACCTGTAGTAATACCAGACATTGCAACAAGAGTTTCTTTTTTAACTCTCAATTCTCCAGTACTATCAACATAAGTAGTAACTCCAACCCATCCTTCATGAGTTAATTCATACTTAGTTGTTAGTGCAGATTCACGGCCAGCAGTGGCAACACCATAAACACTCTTACGATAAGTACCACTAGATCTAGTGATGTTTACAGCAGCACCACTTGCAAGAGAAGATGCAATTGTTGATCCAAAGGATACTGTGGTGGAAGCAATTGAAACAATAACTTTAGAAATACTGCCACTTACAAAAGTGTCCCCAGCAATAATTCCAGAAGTTGATGCGATTGCGACGGTTGCTACACCAACAGCAGCAGTAGCAGCAACACTTGTTCTAACAACTACGGTTGTTTCAGCAGTATTGTTTTGAGTATTAAACTGACTATAATTACTATCAAGAACAGTGTACTTTGGAAGTTCACTAATATCAAATCCAAGTCCCGAAATAGCAGCACCACTTAGTCCAGCAGTAGACGCAATAGATAATTGAATCGTACTTGCAATACTTACAATTACAGCATCTCCGACATAAGTAGAGTTATCTCTACTTCCAAATCGAATTACATCACCAGTAGCGGCAGCACCAACTGCACCAAAAGAGGTGCCAGCACCAGTTACAACGAGGGTATTGTAATTAAGAGATACTGTGCCTCCTGAAAACTTAGCATCATTATTTCCCCAGAGTGCCATGTTTTTTCTTCCGTAAAATTTATTTTCCTAAAAAGTATTTATAAAAAAGAGAGACCTTTAATTATGGTCTCTCCGTTAAAATTTTATTTTTGAATCAGCAATTTTTCATTAATGCAGTTCTTACTGTTGATGAAATAAGATCATCAACATCATTATCAGTGGATTTAACATAACGATCTAAAAGATCGCATACTAATTTTTTGGTATGGCAAGAACCCAAAAATGCAAACAGTACAGGTCTTAAGACTTCTACAATTGCTCCCATGGTAATCTCCTAAAATGGATCTGTAAATATTTAGATCTATGAGTTTTTGTATTCAATCTTTTGGTAGTGATACATCACATACTTCACCATTTTTATCCAGTTCAAAAATTGGTTTAAACTTTTCTAATTTGGCAGCATCCTTATATGAAATTTCTTCTTTAAAAGCAGCTTTGCCAAAAGTAACATCACCAACATGCTCAGCTGACACTGTAAATCCAGTGTAATCCGATCCAACACAACTTGGTTTTACTCCGTTTATCCATCTTTGGACAGACATAAAACGCCCACCTTTTGGTCCTATAACCCCACCATGAGGATCCTCTGGACGAACACGTATACAGTAATAATCATTATGCTTAAAATACTTTATTTTTTCATATTCACCTAATACCCAATTTCCACCATGACTGAAACACATAGACCCACCCATATAAACTTCATAACTATCAACATTTGGGTGGGTATGTTCAGGGACAATAAAATTTGGAGGACATTGAAATATTTGAATTTGAAATTCACCATCATTATATAAGTAAAACTTTTTAAATCCAGGAACTCCATTTAAATAATCTTGGAATTCCTCATCATTAACAGATGAGGCCTTTTCCATGAGTTCTTCACTATCAAGAACAAATTTTAAGAATTCTTTAAGGGGATCAAAAGTATCACTCATTTTTAGTCAAATCTAGAATGCATCATATCTTGTGCTCTTTGAGCAGAAGCACGACGCTTTGCTACTGTTTGTGCAGGTGATTCTCTCTCAGATCCATATTTACCAGCCTCAGGTGGTTTTTTACCTTTTACCTTTGGTCTTTGTCCAGAAGGTCTACCACCAGACATATTACGCATCATCTTGGATACGCTTTGGAATGCTTTATCACCTTTTGCACTACCACCTTCAGGTTGTGGTTTTTGCTTTCTATAATTAATACCAGTTTCTTTAGCGTATCTTGTTTTTTCATCAATTACTTCATCATTTAATTCAATATTCTCTCCATAATTTAAGGGTAATTTACCTTGTTTTTGCTGCTGGAATTGCTGCCTTTGAAGCATTTGCTTTTTCTGCATCAATTTTTGTTGTGCAGCAAGCATTTGTTTTCTTTCAGTATCTTTTTGCTTATTAGAAACTTCACTATCTTGCTGACCAGTTACTGTAGAAATTGCTTCAGTTACTTTACTTTTATTACGATGCATTGCATACCATGCACCTAATGCCCTATTAATTCTTTCTTTTTTGGTATCGCCAGAAAATTTTGGATCATCAGATTTTACAAAATCACTTATAATTTTTTCTTTTGAAGTTTTAGATGTTATTTTTTCATCTAAAGAAACTTCTTCTTTAGGAACACAGTTTGGAACTTCTTTTCCACCCTTCTTTTTAGTTCCTACCATTTCATATCCTTTCCAGCAAGGATCCTCACCTTTCATCTTCTTTGCTTCATTTTGAAGATGTGCCGCCGCTTTATATCCCTTATGACCAGATTTATAATTTTGCCATGCTTTAGTATTTGCCTTTTTATCAGCAGCAGTGACAGTCATTCTGGTATCTTTTGGTTCTGGTGTTACTCCTCCATAAACCGCTTCATCCATTTCATATGAATTATTAAGAACTCTATGTGCAGATTTTGCAGCTTTGCCTACAGTTTTTACACCAGATGCAACACCTTTACCAAACTCAGATGCACCCTTCGCAGCAACCTTTACTGCTTTACCAGCTGTTGCAGTCGCTGCTTTATGGCGTTCCATGCCTTGCTGATACGCCTTAACAGCACCAAGAACACCCTTAGCAATTCTATCTTTTAATGGTTTTTTAGAACCTTGTGCTTCTTTTGCTTTTTCTACTGCATTTTTACCTTTATCAGTTGTAATTTTTTTAGCAACAGATGATTGACTTTTAAGAGCAGCAGTCATTCCTAAGGATTTAGAATTAGATCCTTCACCAGATCTTGCTGCTTGCTTCTCTTTACGAAGGCGATTAATAGCAGCAGTTTTTGCTCCTCCTTTGAGAGAACCAACAGATTTACCACCCTTTGTTACTGGTTCAATACGTCCACTTCTTCTCGCCTCGGTCAATTCATAATCTTCAGAAATATAAAAAACAAAATCTGTGAACTTCTCTAGTCCAAGTTTTTCAATAACCATATCAAGTCCATATTCATTTAATCCATTCTGATAAAAATATTCAGATGCAATATCAACAGATTCGATCAAATAATCTTCAGTAATTTCCTGAACACCAATAAGTTCTCCACCAAATAGAGATACAGTTTCTTTTATATCAGGATTGATTTTAATTTTATTGTTTACTTTTTTCTCAGAAATTTTCTTTTGGTCTTTTTGATTATCTAAAATATCAGCAACTTCAATAAGATCTTCTCTCCAATTTGAGAATGACTCTTTTACATTAGATGTATCTTTACCATCTGGTTTTCCACCTTTTTTGCGTTGAATCGCGTTATGAACTGCACCGCGATATTCTTTTGCACCACTTTCTACTTTTCCATCACCATCATAATCTTTTTTAGACTTCCTTTCTGGAGTCTTATGTTGAAGTGCCGCAGCAGTTTGTTCTCCTTTTTTCTTTTCTCCTTCATAAGGAGTTCCATAAGAAGTACCAACAACAGATTGAATCTGTGGATTTTTTCTCAATTCATATTTTTTCTTTAAACTAGCATATCTTCTATATGGTTTACCGTATCCCTTTGCAGGAGTAACTAAAACCATCTCTTTTTTATTATCATCAGCTTCAGTAATATTATCTTCGATCTCTTCTTTAACAGATCCACCAAATACCATACCTTTAGCAAGTTCTTTAACAGGGGCTGATGCAGATGAATTTTGAAGAACTTGGGACCACGCTCTTTCTAAAGGAAGATCTTCTCTTCTTGCTTTATAACGAGTATCATAAGCAAGTTGTCTTGCTTGCTTTTTGATTTTTTCATCAGGATTTCCACCAGAATCAGACTTATCTCCACCTTCTTTTTGAGGAGCCTTTTTGGTCAATTGTGGTTTAGTAGGAGTTTTACCAAGTTGTGCTTCAAACTCTTTTAAATAGACCTCATGAAGGTCGGTTACGATATGTCTTAACATTTTATTAAAAAATTAAATTACTTTAATTTGCCTTATATTTATTTATGAAATTCTTTATCCTCTTTGTTCCTGTCATTTTCATAGCATATTTTCTATATTCATCAGTACCAACTTCTCTTTGTTTTGCGGGAACTCCAGATTTTTCTGTCCATTCAACGACATCTTTTATCCAAGATTTAAACATTTCATTATCTTCAGTAACACAAATTAAATAATTTGTTCCTCTACGAATTATTTTACCAATCATACCTGTGTTCAAATTTTCAACAATTTCACCCTCATTAAATATCTGACCAGAAATATATTTTTCTCTCAATATTTGTTCATTTTCTCTATCAATTATGTAATTTTCTTTTTTTGTTTTTTTAGAAAAAGTTTGAGTAGAAACGGGTCTTTGGTTAGATGCTGTTCTAACTTGTTTAGGATCTGGTTCCCCAATAATTTGATTTTGATTATAAAATTTTAATCTACCACCTTCATTTTTAGCTACAAATTCCCCAGTTTTTTTATCATAAAATCCACCATGCCCATCTGGCACAAGTCCCAGTCTCTTACCATGAATTGAGGCAAGAGACTTACTAGATTCATTTAAGAATTGAGAGAAACTTTTCATATTTGTTTTGATATACTAATATTTATGAACTGATTAAATTTCCTTATTTTTTCTTCTAGATACTATATATCCTTTGGTCCAAATACCACCTCTAACTCCATATATGGTTCTTCCATTATAAGTTATCTTTCTATATCTTTCACCAGTTCTAGCACCTAAAACTGGATCATAATCTCTAGATAATCCAGATAAATCACCTTTTCTAACAATTTTAGTAGAGAACATAATATGTAAAACAGATCCCCTTACTGAAAATCTAGGATCCCCCTGAATAAAAAAATCTACGCTATCATATCCAGATGCTTTTTTATAATCTTTACCAAATACAGATTGTTTTTTTAAATTTCTATCAGATATTTTTCTATGTAAAGTAGTATAATCATCAGATAAACTTTCCCAGTTATTCACAACATCTTCATTAAATTTTTTAACCTCTGGATGATTAGATATAATATCTCCAGACCTTTGGGTTATTCCCCCATATTGCTGGAAATCTAATGAGGTGGATCCACTTTTATATGAAATAAAGCATACTTCATTTCCATCATAATCTATTACAACAAAATCTGCTTTTTTTGTTCCAACTCCACCAACAAATCCAGCAATATTTTTATATGTTTTATTTTTTATTTTAATATCGATTGGTTTTCCGTTACCACTTTCTTGTATTTTAGAATTAATTAATCTCAAAACATTTAATTCATAGTTATTGGATGGTTGCCTTTTCAAACTAGAATTCTTAGGAAAAACATGCTTATCTAATAACTCATTCCAAATATTATAAGATTTTGAATCTGCACCATCTGGAAATTTAAATAATATTCTTATTTCTTTTTCTCTTTTACCAAATTTTTTAAAATCAGTTATTGTCAATCCAGGAAAAGAACTTCCTGTAACTCTCCCTTCAATATATTTTACCCCAATATCTGTTAAAGCATCAGTAACTACTTCTAAAGTGTCAGACCTATCATTAGATTTTATAATTACAAATGTGGTTTGTTTGGTGTTAGTTTTATATGCATAATCACCTTGAATATCTATTTTTATTTTATTCCTACTTTTTAAGTGTTTTTTTAAATCATCTATTATCGTCTTTGCACCCCTTAGTTCCATTTTGGAATTTTAACTGCATTTGAAATATTTAGTGCCCAAGAGAGGACTCGAACCTCCAAGCCGAAGCACATGATCCTAAGTCATGCGTGTTTACCAATTTCACCACTTGGGCTTATGGAGAATACCAGAGTCGAACTGGTGATTGATGCTTGCAAAGCACCCGTTTTACCACTAAACTAATCCCCCACATCTACAAAGTATATGTCTCCTCTCAACTTTTGTCAAGAGGAGACTAAGACAAAATTATGATATATTTATCAATAATCTGGTGTATGTTGCATCATTGTATCCATCATCTTAATGCCCCTCTTTTCCTTTTTCTTGCTAGTAGTATCAGTTTTACCAGCAGAAGAACCCATTAACTTTCCAGCTTTATTCATAACTTTACCTGTTGGAAATTCTTTATATCCCTCAAGAATTTCTTCAATCCAATTTTCACCAATATTTTCTGCCATTAATTCTGCAGATTCAAAAGTTTCTGCATACCCTTCAACAAACAAATATTCTACAATAGCTTCAAATTCCTCTTTGTTAACTCCAGGTTTTTTAACTGGTCTTGGGGGATTGTTTAAAGGATTTTTTGAAAATGCTGCACGGTGATCTTCAGGTGGATTTCCGCGAGCAGCACGAGCACCACCATATCCATCTGCTCTTGGATCTTCTCCACGTTGTACCGCACCGCGAATTGAATCCATTTTCATTGCACGGTTTCTTGAAGTTCCTCTACTACCACCCCTTTGAGAAACAGATACTTTTCTATGCTTTGCTTCTTGTTTATCAACTTTAGCATAAGGAAACTCTTTTTTACCTTCTTCAATATCAACTTCTTCTGAAAGATACAGAGAGTTATACAAATCCCTCATTCCATCTGGGTTACAAAAATCCATTTTAGTTTTCTTGGTATTATAAAAATATTTATAAAAAAACCTCCCAATTTGGGAGGCATAATATCAAAGATCTCCTTCTACTCGATTTTCAGATCGATAAACATCAAAAGAACCTTCAGGATAACGAGCACTCAGTTTTTCAAAATTCATTTGAAGAACTTCTTCAAAGTTAGTGTCAAGTGCCATACAAGCTTGTGCAAGATACCAACAAATATCACCAAGTTCACGTTTCAGGTGAAAAACATTTTCTTCATTATAAGGTTTTCCTTGAAGGAAGATTTTTTTTACAACTTCAGTAAACTCACCTGCTTCTGCACTGATACCAAAAGCAGCAGTCAAAAGACGAGGAACATCAGCATCATGAGTTGCTTCGAGTTCAGTCATACGAGCAAGAAGTTGTGCAAAATCACTGCTAGCAGGACTAGTTGTTTGTCGAACGAATTCAATATATTTTTTAGTATCAATGATTTTCATAAGTTTTTAATTTCTCTTTAAAAGGATAACAGATTTAAAAATTCTAGTCAAGGATTGAATCGGGTATTACCATAGTGAATTACAGTAATATTGTCCGATTTAAACTTTCTCCAAGGATCCAAAACAATACTTCCTTCTGGAATATCACAATAAAGTTCGTCATCACTTCCATCATGCCAATAAGTTGTAGATGCACTATGTGCGAGAAGAAATACTGCAGGACCATTAGGAGTATATTCGTCTCCAGTATATTTGTCAACATAGATTGGAGGTTTGCCCATCTCCGTACAGTAATGACCAACTAAAATACTATAACTCCCATCAATATAAGGAACTTTTGGTTTGTATGCTTTGCCATGAATAACAATTGGCAATTCATCATTAGCAAGTTCAACTAATTTTTTCGCAAGATTTTTTGCCTGAACTTCTCTAGAACGCATAATTCCTTCAAAAAGGTCATATCCCAAATCTAGTTTTTTTGCAAGATAGCGAAGGGCAATGTTATCTCTAGGATGACAGGCACCACCATCACCCATACCTGCCTTCATATAATGTGTACTAATAATTCTAGAAGCACCTAAGCAAAGAGCACTAGTAACAACATCAACATTAATATTATGAGAACGTTCAGCAACATCTTGAATCATGTTGACAAAACTAATTTTATTACTAATAAACGTATTATAGAATACTTTAATACATTCACATTCATCCCAAGTCCCAACAACATATGCAGGATCATTCTGCATTATTGTTTTATAAAAATCAATTAATTGTTTAGCATCACCATTTGTTTTCCCATCTTCGGTTCCAATCATTACCATTTCTGGATTAACCATATCCCAAGCAACAGATCCCATTGCAATTAAATACGGATTATAAACAAATCGTGTATTAGTAACCAAATTACAAAACTGTGTTCTAGTTGTTCCAGGAAGAACTGTAGAAATCAACACAAGTAGTTGATTCTTATTCATATATTTGTTTGCTTCAACCAAACATTCCTTTACAATATCATAACTAAAATCTTTTGGTTGAAGATCCATGCATGGTTTACTTCCATCATATTCTGGATCATGGGGAGTTGGAACAGCAATAAAGACAATATCACTCAATTCTACAACTTCTTTGATATTATTTTTAACTTTTATTAGATCACTATCTTTAGGTGAAATATCATATCCGTATACATTGTGCCCTTGCAAAAAAATTTCTTCGGCACATGCCATACCCAATTTACCCAAACCAATAAATCCAATTTCCATAATCATTCCCTCTCAAGATCTAAAGTTACGCAATGGAATCCACCACTCAATGTTCTTTGCTGCCTCATAGGAAGCATAGCACACTCAATCCCATATCTTTCCAATACCTTTCTAGTAGGATGTTGATGTTCTTCCAAAACAACTAACTCATGACTAACACTAAGCAAATTCATATTGGACCAAGGTGATGCATGATTATAACCTGGATAGTAACCAGTGTCTACAGGTTCTGGGCACCAAATTATTTCCCACTCGTTAAATGGTTCTGGTAGATCATCTTTATCTTTTATTCTACTTGGATTTGCCAGTAAAAGACCTTCTCTCAAAAATGCAATAGTAGTATCAATATGAACATATGAATAAACATTTTGAAGAAGATTTACTTGAACTTCTCCATTGTAGTGTTCATCTAAAAGTGATTGTAAATATTTTGCTCCTGCAATATTTCCACTATTTGATACAAGATACAAAATCTCATTGTTTGCCCGAATTATGTTAGCAGCATCAAATGCTGGTGTTATTTCAGTTAATGCAAGAATATCTGGATCACCAACACATTCTTCATTATAGAGATCATCAAAATAGCAACATGGCATTTCAACCACATCGGTTAGATGGTGTGAATAAGATCTCCAATTACCTAGTCTAGACCTTAATGGCATGGGTGTTGCTAATGCAACTTCACCATGAACAAATACACAATCTCTTGGGCAATAGTTGTAGTAATCAGTTTTTTCTCTTTTTGGTCTCAAAACTTCTACATCTTGAGATTTTAAAAAATTTACAAGTATTTCTAAATCTTCATTTGCTTCTTGAATTACTTGATCTGGATATGGTCCAACTTTTACTGTGGAGGTATCTTTTAAATCCGCATAGTTAATTGTCCTTAAACTTTTATCAACTGGAGGAACTACTGCATAGTCAGCCACACCGACTATAATTTTTTTTAATTTTCCCCACTCATTTGTACTATACATTTAAATAAAGACATTATAATCATTTTTTATCTAATAGTCAACCGTACTAATAACCATTTCTTGATCATTTGGTTTTCCATAGGTAAAAAATTCATCTAGATTATACTTCATACTTCTCTTCATCCACCAATAATAGTATGCGGCTCTAGATTTAACATGATGTCTTCTTTCTATTTGTATATCACTTTCAGTGCTACCTAGATCAACATTTGTAGTTATTAATGGAATAGAGTACGTTCTGCCAGTATGTCCCATAAAGTAATCTACAGAAGTAGAACAAACTTTAAAATTATAATCAGCAATTAATTTATCTAAACTATATTTGTCTTCACCGACACAATGCAATCGCAATATTTTTTTAGCATACTCTCTAGTAATCATAATAGGACCAAAATAACTATGTCTCAATTTAGGATGTAAAAAGAATGGAATAAATTCTTTTGATTCAAATCCCAATTGAATACAATCCCAATCATATGGCAATCTTGACATCAAGTAATCCCAATCAAAATGCCAATATTGTATCAAGTTTAAATCATAATCATCTTCCATTAAAATGACATATTCATCACTAGAATTATTAACCCAATCTTTTAAAAGTTCTAAGTGTGTTATTGCATTACCAACAACATATGATGATAGATTTTTTATGCTCCCATCAATAACTTTATTTGCCCAAGATTCAGATTCAGATGCTAAGTATTTTGAAGAAGATACTCTAGTGTAATCTTTTATTCTCCAAAAATCAAACTGGGACTCCATATATTTTTTTCTATCAGATCTATTATCCAAATTTACATAATAGATGTGTGGCAGTCCTTTTAGTTTGTTTGACAAATTAATGTTCATAATTTTAATTATTTTTTACGAAGTTTTTTTACCATTCCAATATCATTATATTTTCCATAAGTAAATATCTCATCCAAATTAAATTTGCCACTTTCTCGCTTCCACCATTCATGATATGCATTTTTACAAATGTAAACTAAAACATACTTTTTAGTATTCTTGTCAAAAAATTCTGGTTTATTAGGGAATAGTGGCATTGAGTATGTATTGCCATTATGTCCAATAAAATAATCAACTGTTCCAGATTGTCCACTGAAATACATATTTGCAATATAATTATTCAACTTATATTGATCTCCAACACAATGCAATTTAACTATTTTTTTAACATAGTGTCTATTGAGAAGTGATGGACCAAAAGTACTAGAAGGAAGTATTGGATGTAAATAAAATGGTATATACTGAGAATTTTCAAATCCAAGTTGAATACAATCCCAATCATAAGGAAGTCTGGATTTTAAATAATTCCAATCAAATTTCCAGTATTCAATTAAATCAAAATCAATAGTATCTTTTGTTATAATTAATTCTGGTTCATCAGTTTCTTCTAACCATCTTTTTAAAAATTCCAATACAGTAATTGCATATCCAGCAATATTTGGAGTTAATTTATAATTCTCAACATCAATAATCAAATTTTTCCAATCTTCATAATTTTTAGAAGTATATTTTGATGCTGAAACTTTTTCATAATTAGCAACTTTCAAATTACCAAGATTTCTGTCCATATGGTAATTTCTATTTTTATGCTCATCATAATTAAAATAATATACTTTTGGTATTCCGAATAACTTATTACTTAAATCCATATTCTTTCAAAAATTTTTCTCTACATACTTTGGTCTTTTCTTCAAAATATTTAGTGTCACAATATTCTAGATTTCTTTCCATAATTTTATCATTTACCTTTCCATAAGTAAAAAAATCATCTAAAGTGAATTTGTCTCTATCATTTTGCCACCAATCATAATAAGAATCATAGCACATTTGAAAGTAAGACTTTGGTATCCATTTATCCTTATAATACCAAAAACTAAAATAAGGATTTAAAGCGATTAAAGGAATTGAATACGTTCTTCCAGATTGACACATAAAATATTCTAAAGAACCTGCAGCATTTTTATAATTTCTTCTATCTCTCCAATGACAATTGGAAATGTTAAAATCAAATCTATATTTAAATCCTTCAGAATGAAGTCTTAAAAGTTTTTCTACATATTCTCTTTTAAATAAACATGGTCCAAATGAATAATCTTCTTTTACTGGATGAAGGTAAAATGATATTACATTTGAAGTCTCAAATCCCAATTGAATACAATCCCAATCATAAGGCAATTTAGACATCAAATAATTCCAATCAAAATGCCAATATTCGATTAAACTTAAATCATAATCATCTTCCATTACAAGAATATATTCTTCGTCTGTATCATGTAACCACCTTTTAAATAACTCAAAATGCATCATTGCTGGGGCATAAAGTCTTTGATCGGTATCACTTTTGTCACCAGTTACCTTATTTGTAGTCCAATCGTCATAATTCCATATAGAATATATGTTAGATGACATTCTAGTATATTCTATACCCCAACGATCAAATTGGGTTTCCATGTACTTTTTACGATCAGTTTTTTGATCGAGATTAAAATAATATACATGGGGGAATCCCCTTAATTTATTTTCTAGGTCTATAGTTTCCATATTTATTTTGATCCAATATCATCTTACGGTCATATTTTTTACCATAAGTAAAAAAATCATCTAAGGTAAATTTATCTCTTTCATTTTGCCACCAATAATAATATGTATTTCTAGCCATTACATCCCCATTATTTCTATAGAGTTTTTGAAGTAGACTATTATTTTCGAAACTACCGAATGTTGGATTTATTGTTATTAAAGGTATAGAATAGGTTTTTCCACAGTGGCATATAAAATAATCTACCGTTCCAGAACCACATCCACCTTCTTCTGCATTCCAGGCACCATTGGATATTGTATTAATTAACTTGTACTTATCACCGACACAGTGTAATGAGATTAATTTATAAACATAATCTCTACTAAGTAAACATGGACCAAAATCATGAGAGGTTGCCATCGGATGAAGATAAAAAGGTATCCCTATTGGATTTTCAAATCCTAGTTGCAAGCAATCCCAATCATATGGCAATCTTGACATCAAGTAATCCCAATCAAAATGCCAATATTGTATCAAGTTTAAATCATAATCATCTTCCATCAACAGAACATATGGATCTGTTGTTTCTTCATACCATTTCTTCAAAAATTCCAAATGAGATATTGCATTAGCTGCAATTGGAACTAATAACTTATAATTTTTTACATCAATAATTAAATGATTCCATTCTTTATTTTTTGATGCTAAGTATTTTGTTCCAGATATTCTTTGATAGGTTATGCCCCACCTATCAAATTGTTTTTCCATATATTTTTTTCTATCAGTTCTATTATCCAAATTAAAATAATAGACTTTCGGCATATTTTTTAATTTGTTCTTTAAATCCATAACATTATTTTTTCAACTTTATCCATATATACTTGTTTTTCTTTTACGTCAAAAAGAACTTCCATTTTCCAATCATATCTTTTATTGTATGAGAAAAATTCTTGCATGGAAAATTCTTTAGACTTTATTTTCCACCAAAACTCAATAGATTCCGAAGAAAGTTTACATAAAATATCTTCCAATTCTTTAGGTTCACCAAAATATTTTAGACTCAAATAAAATACGGGCAATGTATAGGTTATACCCAAATCAAATAAAAATGATTCTAGAGATCCATACTTATATTCTGGTAGTTTTAAATTTCTAGTATTAACAAAAAATTTAAACTTATCATCAACATAATGAAGTTGTTTAATTTTTTTAGCAAATTGTCGTGTTATCATATAACAATACACACCCTTAGTATCATCGTCTTTTGGTTTTAGGTGCATATTAATAGTTCTATTACTATAAAAGAATAGATGCACACAATCCCAATTATATGGAAGATTTTTATATAGAGTTTCCCAATCAAACATCCAAGTATCTATTGAGTTAATATCAATAATATCATCCATTATTATACAATATTCTTCATCCCCATTATCATACCAATCAATTATTGTTTTTAAATGATTGATAGTTTTAGATATTTCCTCTGGAGTTTGTAAAATATTATCATCTAAAATTAAATCTTCCCATTCATGATAATTGGTTGGAGTATATCTACTTGTAGGAATTCTTTCGTATCGTTCTATTCCCCATTTTTCAAAACATGATTCTATATAATTTCCCCTATCTGGTCTAGAATCCGCATTCAAATAAAAAACTTTGGGAAATCCTATTGTTTTTAATTTATTTAATTCTATATTCATTTTGGAAGTACCTTTCTGTTAAATTTAGGAATAGGAACGATCATTTTTCTATGGATTGAACCACCGTAACTTAAAATATCTTCCGCTTTATATTTTGAACTTTCATTCTCCCACCATCTTCTCACACATGTACTAGCAAGTATATCATGAATTTTATTATGATATATGCTTATTACTGGATCATAGTCTTCATCAGTTTCATCTTCCTGCAATTTGTTATCGGGAGTTTGAGAAAGTCTTTGATTCAAACACAAAATTGGTAAACTATAACTTACACCAATTTGATATAATAGAAAATCATCACTACTATAACACTCTTTAGGAACACTTACATCTTTTAAATTATTTTTAAGTTTGAATGAATTATCTGGTTGCAAGTGCAATTTAATTAATTTTTCTGCGTACCATCTATTAATCATATAACAAGCAGCAGATGAGCTTCCATAACTTCTTTTATGTAAGTGCATACGCATTTCTTCATTATGACAATGATAAAATTGAACACAATCCCAATTATATGGCAAACTTTTTACAATTGTTTCCCAATCAAACATCCAATAATCAATTAATTCTAAACTGAGATCATCTTGCATTATTATACAAGTTTCTGATATACCAGAATTATACCAATCAATTATTGTAGTAAACTGATTCATTACGATAGATGCATCAGATTTAGCCAATAACATCAAATCTAATCTATGCCCCCATTCATCAATTTTAGATGTAGCAAATCGAGATGCTGATATTCTAGTATAATCTGTTATACCTCTTTCTTTAAATTGCCCTTCCATATATTCCTTTCTATCTGTTCTGTGATCCAGATTTAGGTAAAATATTGGAGGTAATCCTTTTAATTTATTATCTAAATTCATAATTTTTTAAATACATCCATACTAGGTAAAAATGGATAATTAAGATAACTCCATCTTTTTGGTTTCATAGAAGATACTTCTTCAAACTTATGTATACCAGTTTCAGCAGTTTCTGGTGTCATGTAGTAGTGATATCCTATTGTTTTAATGTTCTGTTCTCCCCATGGTTTATCAGATTCTCTACCATCATAAACCATTTTTTTAAGATCAGTATAAGCATCATAATTGTCTAATAGTATCATGCCACCTTTACCAAGATTTAAATGTTTTTTATACTGAAAACTTAAACACATATATGTTTTTGGTATATATCCATTCCGTTCCCAAAAAACAGCCGCATCTATTATATTTGTATTCCAAATGTAATAATGATCATGCCAGGTATAATTTTTTTTCCAAGACCATTTTAAATTAAGTTTTTCTGCAGTAAATGGAATTGAAATGTACGTTTGTTCTGGAATTTCAATATTGTCATACTTTTCATATCTTAAACACAATTCTATAGCATGGGTACAACAATCAGTTGCAACTGCATATGGTGATCCAAAAAAGTTTGCTATTAATTCTTCTAATTTCTTTACGGTATCGAAACTATTCATAGTGCATTATTGTATAAATCAAAATCAATTTTATATAATTTATTAAATTCTTCAGGATCATTTTTTACATAAACTTCATACATTTTTTTACATACACTTATATAATTTGGTATAAAATATTTTGAACTCCTTAATTGTGGAATTTTAAGTGGGATATATTTTTCACGCATAAATTCATTTTTTAAAGAACACCTAATAACATCATTAATTTTAAATTCCATATCAGAATCCATTTTTACACAAATAAGATTTCCATTATTTTCTAAACATAATCTTAAAAACAAATGTTGTGGTGCGGTATGCTCATCAAAAACATATTTTTTATTTTTAAGTTGTTCAATAACATAATTAATTGGAGGTCTATATCTACACATAAATTCATTCAATCCAGACATCCATCTAGAAATTGGATCTCTAACTGCAGTAAAAAATGTATATTCTTTTTGGACCAAAAGTTTAGCAAATTCTTCAGATTTTGGAATATCATCCATTTTTACAAAATATGGTTTTTGATCTCTTAGTGCAGTAGTTATTGATGTACTCGCACACTTATCAATATGCATGTAAATAAGATAATTTTTTACATCCATATAACAGTTAACAAAACCCTCTTTGTGTATTACTTCTCCAGGTATACCTTTTTTCAATTTAAATGTAAAGGTTGAGCAGTAATTAGGATAATTTTTTACTAACTCATCTATAACGGCTCTTCTTTCATCCATGATCAATAGTTCCAGTTATCTGCATTGTATATCTATTTTCTCTTCCAATATTAGCAGCAATGTGTGGTGTTTCTCCAGTCCACATGTAGTAATCTCCAGATTTCCATTGTATCACTGGATTATCATTCAATTCAAAATAATGCCCAGATTTCCAATCATCCAAAAATACTAATACTCTACAAATATTATTCACATCATCTATTTTAAATATTTTTTTATAATTCAAATATGCATCTTTATGTTCTGGCATTATTGTTCCTGGAGGCATACGATATAGAGAGCAAGAAATATTATAAATTTTTAATTGATTTTTTATTTCATCAAGTACTAAATTACACCAATCAGGTAGACCTCTATATTCTTCACGAATAAATCCAGTATAATTTACATACAAATGCCCAAGATTTTTCCACCTCTCAACAGTTTCATCATCCCTAAATTGCCTTCTTCCAGGATAATCTATATTTTTAAAATCCCCAATTAAATTACTATCTATTTTACCAGTAATAAATTTATCTTCCATAATATATCTAAACAAATAACTTTAATTTTTCTTCTATATTAGATTCAAAGTTTAAAATTTTATTTTCTACCCACACATTATAATGTTTTTTATTGTATTCCAATCTCTCATCAATTTCTGGATTATCATAAAAATTATTATGTTTAAGAATATGTGAATTATTTTTTATACAAAGATCAACTTTTTTTTGATAGTCCATGTGATCAATTTTATCATATTCATAATCAATTATATCATCAAACATATCAAACCCATCCATTTTAAGATTTTCAATAATATTCATATATCCAATAATTAAAGGCAATCTTTTTGTTAAAAATGGAGTAGAAGTTTTTTCAGTATATAGTGGTCTTAATGATTCTTCTATTTTATCGTAATTAAATGACTCCACAGTTAAAAAAATATTTCCTGGAATATTTTTATCAATATAAAGAATATTTACTAAATTTTTATCTTGATAATATTTATGACCTTCATCATAATAAAATTTATCAAAAAATTTATCTTCAAATATATGGTTTTTGACTTCACCATTTAAATCGAGAAAAAATTGTCCACATGCAGTAACATATCCCTCAGGTAACAAATTATAATCATTTAATCTATACAATAGAAATTCTCTAACTTGATTTTTTGTACCATTCAATGAACAAAATGATACATCTTTTATTTTATCACCTACTAAAGATTTTCTTATTCTGAAAGACCCATAATAAAAATTAATAACTTCCAATAATGGTTCAAATATATAATTTTTTATTCCATACTTTTCAAAATAGTCTGCAAATATTTGTGTTTTTACAATATAAATTATATTTTTATTTTTAGCATCTATTCTTTTTATAAACTCAAAAAATACTTCAAGTTTTTCGTATTGCTGCTCAAATTTCTCATCATCAATAAAAAAGATTGTATTATTACTTATTTTTTTTCCCAAAAATAAACACATATTTTTAATATAATTATTTTTGTCACTTTCCAAAATATTACTAATATGGGATGAATATCTCAACATATCAAAAATTTTTATACTTTTTTTATTATATTCAACTCTTTCACTTGTCAATATTTTAAATAATTTTTTCATCAATTATATTTTTATTCGTGATTTTATTTATAGGTAATAAAAAAGGTAAAGAACATATAATTCTTTACCAAACAATATTAAAATTTAAACCCATTAAATTTTTCTTTTTTTAATGTTTTATCTTCATTAGATTCTGAATACTCAGTATTATCAACGATATCATTTTGAGCAGATTGTTCACAATCATACAATCTCATTTTTGCCCTATCAATACCAACAATAAACCGCTTATAAATTGTTGGATCATTATAACGATTCTTCAATTGTTTAACCATAATTTGACCTAAATTCTCCAACTCTTCAGTGCTAATAAGGGCAAACATAAGATCAGCAGTAGCAGGGAGACCAAAGGACTCACTAGTATCAGTAAGTTCAACATCAGAGTTGCCATAACCACTGCGGGTAGTCTGGGTAGCAGAGACAATGGGAACATTGAATTCCACTGCCAAACCGCGAAGTTCTTCTGCAATTGACTTAATATACGAATAAGAATTGACAGAGCTATTTGCCTTATGCCTAGAGGAAGCACAAATATTAAGGTAGTCAATAAAAATAATATCAGGTCTAAATGATTTCTTAAGAGCAAGTTCATTAAGAAGTGCCTTGAAGTGACCAGAATGTGCAGAAGCAGTTGGATACTCTTTAATGATTAAAGATCCTTGTGTCTTATTTGCAAGTGTATTAACTTTACTTTCAAACATTGCTTTTGGCAATTCTGACAATTGTTGAATAGGAACATTCAATAAATTAGCATCAATTCTTTCGGCAATTTTTTCTTCTGCCATTTCAAGAGTAATGTACAACACATTTTTACCTTGAACTAAAACCGAAGATGCCACATGACACATAAAAAGAGATTTACCAACACCAGTTCCTGCCAAAGCAATATTCAAAGTTTTATTGGGGAGTCCTCCTTTAGTAATTTTATTAAAATATTCTAAATCAAACTCTATTTTATCTTCTTTCCTATGATAATAATCATATCGTTCTTCATAATTTAATAGATAATCATGACCAATATTATTATCAAAAGATACTGCTAAAGCGTCAGATAAAATTGAAGGAATAGCATCTCGGTTCTTCTTTTCATCTTTACCATCAGCAATATAAATTGATTCCATCAAAGCCAAATAAATGGCACGATCTCTACACCATTTTTCAGTGATGTCAATTAACCACTTTTGATCGGATGGTTGATAATCGAATGAATTAATTAAAGAAGTTAAAGATTTAATATCACTTTCATTTATATCTTTTCTATTAGATATTTCAATTAAAAGAGATTCTGTTGTAATTTGAGAATTATATTTTAAAATAAATTTTACAGTTTCTTCAAAAATAATTTTTTGGGAATTATCTTCAAAATATTCTAGATTTATAAAAGGTATTACTTTTCGAGAATAGTCTTCATTAAATATTAAATTTTTTAAAACTGTAAGTTCAACACTTTCCATTTATAAGAACCATAAAAAATAATCAACCGTAACTAAACTCTTCCCTTGCAATCTCATCAAGTTTTTGCATTACTTCTTCAGTAAAGTATTCCTCTGGGTTTGCAAGAATTTGCTTAGCATAAATTTTCTTACCATCCATCTCATAGCGTCCTGCTACATTCTTCCAGAGTCCACCAATCTCACCAAGTTCCAAAAGACCATAGTAACGATCAAGGCCCCGCTCATCATAATACAAACGGACTTCAACATCTTTGTTCTCCTTACTCAAACGTGATTTAGCAGTCTTAGCTTTGATAATATTGCCGACCACTTCTGTTCCATCCTTCTCTTTCTTTTTGCTGAGATAAATGATCGTACTTGCTGCGTATTTGAGTCCAGAACCTCCACCCATTTCTTTCGTTGGTACGTAAGCTCCGATGACATCGTATGTATGATTTGTGACAATGAGTGGAACATTTGCCTGTCCTAGTTTAAGAGTTAACATTCGGAATGCACCTTTAACAAGTTGCGATTTAGTCATGTCACGAACTTGTTTATCGTTGAGTGCATCAGTGATTTCTTTCTCAGTCGAAAGCATTCCTAAAGAGTCTAACACAAACATGCACGGTCTGCGTTCTCCTTCAGGTTTTTTTAAGTACAGGTCTACTGCTTTGAGTGCCTTTCCACGAAACTCTTCAATAGTAACAACATTGACAACCACAAGACGAGAAGTATCAATTCCACGAGATTCAATCAAAGATTTAGTAATAGCAGCCTCAGTGTCAAAGTAGAGACAGTAACCATCGGGATGAGTATCAAGAAAGTTCTTAACCACGGCGAGAGAGAAAAAAGTCTTTCCAGTAGAAGACTCTCCAGCAATAGCAGTAATCTTATTCCCAGATACACCACCAAATACACTACCTGAAACCAGTGCATTAAAAATGTATGAACCCGTATCAACATAAGTTTCAGTCTCATTAATATCAGAAGCAAGTTGTGTATACTCACCACCAATTTCTTTTACAATATCTTTAAGAAAGTCCATCACTTATCTCCAATAAAAACATAATCTGAATGTTGAGATTTAAACATCTCTACTGCCTCTTCAGTTTTAAAAAACTTAAAAAGTGTTGTGTTTGGAAACTCTTTAATATAATAATTCAGTTTAATCATCATGCCACCATCCCGTATTCTTCACGAAGTATTTTTTTATAAGGAAGTCCCTGTTCTCTTAGTTCCTTCACAAGTTTAAGTTTTTGATATAAAGCAGTATCCCCACCAAGAGTCATTGCTTTAACAATAGTATTCAATTCTTCATCATTAATAGGCAAATCCATTAATCATTCCACCGTAAAGTTTTTAAATATTGTAAAATATTTTCACGAACATCCATCAATTCATGAAAACATTTTTGATCGTGAGCACACTGCCTAAGTTCGCTATCAGCTTTATATACTGATTCGACAAATATATCTAATCCCCTGTTCCATTTATCTTTTTTAGATTCATCATCTTTATTATTTTTATTTGTCATGTGAAAAAAGATTCTAAGGTATTTATTTTTTCGACTTGCCACCCAATAGCATCTAAAATAGATCTAAATGGTTCCAAAAAAGCCTTCTCAAATTGTAAGTCATAGTCAATATACTTGTCAAGACCCAATTCTTTTGGAAATTCTTGTATGAACGATATAATATTTTCTCTAATAATATTGGGTTTTTTTAAGTAAATAAATTTTACCTTTTCACCATTACCAATAAGAGAATATTTATTAGTTAATTTTTTTTCTTTAATATAATGATTGAACAATAATGCTCCACGAATATGAACAGGTGTACCCTTTATATAAATGTCTGATGATGATCGATATTTACGAACATCAGATGCACTTCTTGGAAATGCAATTTGTTCTGGAGGAAGAGTTTTAAATAACGTTCTACATTCATCAATATATTCAATAACATCATCTTCTGTCCCACTCATCATTATCTTAAACCCATCTTTAAACATTTTTCTACATGGAGCTGGAGTAGAAGATTTAATTGCCTCAATACCCTTAATTTTAAGTTTAGGTTCTTCATATCGAACACCTTCACTATCCCAAACATTAAGAATATAACGTTTTTTAGCAGTCCAAATTCCACGTTCAGCAACACATTCACGCTTCATAAACATTTTTTGCTCATAAGCATTTACATATTCAGCCAATTCTTGGTAAGAACTTTCAATATATTTTTCAAATTCCACTTGACAGACCTTATCAAGGAATGAAACAATGCCTTGAGTAGTTTTTTCTCTTCCTTTGAATACATTTTCAACCAAAGGACCCATATTAATATAAAGAGAATCAGTATCTGAAGCAATAACATAATCAACATCTCCTGTCTTAAGAATTTTGTTCAGATAGGCGTTCATCTTATTCATAATCCACTGAATAGAAACCTGTCCTGATAATGTAATAGCTTCAGCATTTGCTAATTTAAAATAACGAAAGTACTGATTGCCGATAGCACCATAAGCAGAGTTAAGTTGAATCTTCCTCGCCATTTGGATGTTATTGCATCTTGCAATCTCTTTTTCCAACTCTTTCGTATTTTTCTTTTCATATTCCTGTTCCGCAGCAAGCATTTTTTTCTTAAATACCACACGTTCAGTATAAATTTTCTCCATAAGTTCGGGAAGAAATCCACGAACGTCTTTTCGATACATTGCCCCATTTGCACATACCGCAAAATCTTTATATGAGTCAAATGATAATTCTTTATTAAGAATTTTATCTACATTTACTGTAGGGTGGCGATTATCTAAAAGAGTTTCTGGAGAAATATTATATTGCATAATAAGGTGTGGATACAGTGAGTTAAGGTCAAAACTCACAACCCAATCATAAGCACCAGGAATTGGTTCTTTCACATAAGCACCAGCATATTTGGAATCTTTATCAGATCTTTCATTTGGAGGAATTACAATATTTCTCTTTTTGAGATAGTTGTAAATGATAGTGTCCCACATCCTAACCTGAGAAAATACATCCTCATAGTTTACTTTGGCGTCATATGCCATAGTAAGTGCAAGTTCAATCAATTTCATCTTGTCTTCCAAACGGTCAACAAGTTCTACGTCGATGATGTTGTATTCCACAAACTTCTGCCAACCTTTGGTATAGAAGTCCTTGAACGTATCAAACTCAGAGTGGTCCAGTTTTTTCTGGCCAAGTTCAACTTCGGCAATATAATCAAGTCTGTATGATTCCTGTGCCTTGTAAGTGAATTTTTTATAAAGGTCAAGATAGTCTAACTGAGAGATGCCTCCAATATCATAAGAAATATTTTTACGACCAGAAATATAAACTTCATCCTCAGTCACCAGACCCCACGGCGACATACGTTTCATTAACTTTTCACCAAGAACACGATCTAAACGACGAACTAGGTATGGAATATCATAAAGTTTACTGTTCCACCCAGTCACAACTTCTGGAGTATTATCCATCCACCAATGAATAAAATCATTTAAAAGATCGTATTCGTTGTTAAATTGTCGATATGTAACTTTATTGCGATTATGCTTAAATGGTCCCATACCCCAAGTAATAATTTCCTTGGTTGTATAATCCTGCAAAGTAATAAGTAGAACTTCTTCTGCAGCATTTTCTACATCAGGAAATCCATTTTCTGATGCAACCTCAATATCTAAGGTCATTAATTTGATTTTACTAATATCAAATTTAATTTCATCCTCAGAATAATTTTCTGAGATATATTGATAGATATACCTCTCATTTCCGTAAATTTTAAATCCCTCTACACCATCATATTTTTTTATAAACTCCCTACAATCACGAACAAAACCTGGATGAATTTTTTCTACATATTCACCATTTAAGGTTTTATAGTTAGTTTTTTTATTTGAAGGCACAAAAAGAGTCGGGGCAAATTTCTCACGGATCATGAAATGATTTCCATTTTCATAACCACGAACAAGAAATTGATCCCCGACCATCTGAACGTTGGTGTAAAACCTCATTATTTCGTCAATTCTTCGTATAGTTCGATCAGTCTAGCAGTGGGATCGGCAATAGTCAAGATTTTATCCGAGTGAATCATAAATTCATTTTGTTTAGTATACCCACTTAACCAAGATTCTAAAGTTGGTGCCATTCCATCAATTTGAGGTTTTTTAACTTCAAATGGATTACTTAGTTTACAATCTGGTTCTCCAAGTTCAGATGGAGATTCCTCAATTTTTGATATTAAAACAGTATTATCTAAAAATACTAATAACTTAATCATTATTGACACTCCTCACAATTATCTTTTAAAACTATATTTTGTTCTTCGACTTCTTCAGTAGTTCTTAAAATATCAGTTTGATACATCAATTTAAGTTCATCTACTGGTTCAGAAAGAGTAACTATCCAGTCAGTTGGAACTGGAAATCTAATTCCTTTACCTAAAGGTATCCACGGGGAAAGTTTAATATCAAATGATGCCCCACCAGTTTCTTTATTAAGGTTTAATTCTGTAATTTTTACTACACATGGTTTTACTAAGAAATATCCAACTACTCTATTGTCAAGGATCATTTCTTCAACTTTTGCAATAATCTGTTCACCTGTTTTTACTACTGCCAATTTAATAGACATAATTATTTTTAAATAAAACTTTTTACTAAAATTATAGCACAAATAAAAAGGGAGTCAATCTGGATTTTGCCAGAACTCCCTTTGATAGCACCGACGATATTTGGGGTAGCCAATTCTATTTATTCACCATCACCACCACCATCTCCACCATCACCTCCAGCACTAGATGCAGATCTTTTTGGAACTGCCCTACCAGCACCAACATTAGTCACTCTACCCTTATTATAAATTTTATGAGGTTTTGCCATTTTAAAACTTATAGTTTTAATCTCTGCAATAAATTGCTGAAAGGTTTTCATTTACATCTCTAAACAATTTTAATTATTTAGAGATAATCTTTACGTTTGTGATGATCTGGAATAATCTTTCTCAGATTGATAGAGAGGAGTCCATCTTCAAATGATACATCTGCAACTTCTGTATCATCCGCCATTGTCCACGCTCTTTTGAAAGATCGTTGAGCCAGTCCCTTATGGACGTAGTTGGTATTGGATTCTTTATCTTCTTTTTGTCCTTCAACAAAAAGTTTCCCATCTTGTGTATAGACATAAACCTCTTTCTTTTTAAATCCTGCAAGTGCAAGTTCTAATCTTGATTCCACATTACTGACTTGAACTAAATTGTATGGAGGATAGTTAGAAGTCGTTTCATGTAAATGAAATAGACGATCAAAATATTCGTCCATTCCAATACTGTTGCGAGTAATCCTATCCATCAAGGCAGGAAGATCCGCATGTGTAAACCTAGATGTTGCAAGGTTGGTCATTATAGTAGCTCCTTTTAAAGCGAGTTTGTGTTTTGTGGACCCATTATGGCATCCTCAATTATTATATATCAAAAATAAAAAAAATCGGAACGGTGTAAAACCGAACCGATTTTAGGTATATTCCGAACTCTTAAAATATGTATCAATCTTCCTGAGTTTTACCTTTTTTAGATCCAATATTATACTTTTGCTCTAAAATCCAATCACCTTTATCTTTGTATGAAAGAACTTTAATTTGATTGAGAGGTGCAATATCTAGGATTGAATCCGCATTAACAATGGTAATCAATCCCCAATCAGAGAGTAATCGAGCGATACGATTACGACGCTGAACATCATTTACAGTAAGATTTGCATGTTTACCATCAAGTGCAAACAGTTCTTTAAAGTGAGTAATATAATATCTACCTTGCTTATGCAAAATATGGCAACTTTGATAGAGTTTTTTCTCCTTTCTAGATGCCACTCCGATACGGGTTAAAGTCTCACGAACTTTCAGAAAATCATCAGGTTCATTAAGAATAACTTCCACCATCATATCAGGTGTCCAATTTACTTGGGGTTCGATAGTTTGAGTAGTCATTTTGTTCCGCCAATATCAAGTCGTTGTTTAATAAAATCGAGTTGTGATTTTGATAAAATATTCAAAGCCTGGGATGCTTTTTCATTACTATAACCATAGTAACGTTTAACACATTCTAAATCTTTGACCTTATCCTTTCGGAGCCAAGGAGAAAATCTCTTTCGCTTCCTCAGAGTATTTATATAAAATGAATATTGCATATCTTTATCAAGATGATGTAACTTATTCATTTCATTTGCAAATAAAATAGAATCAATATGTCCAGAAAAACACTTATTAATAATATAAGGTGCATATTCTCTTACTGATTCTGGATTTTCATCCATCAAATTAATTTTAGTTTGATTAATAGAGTTTAACCAATCTTTAAGTTCATAATTCATTTGAATACAGCGGTAACGCCTATAACTTTAGCATTTGGATTACGTGCAAGTGCAACTTGTCTGGCATCTTGATAATCTTTAGCAATAACTTCTTCTTTAAAAACAGTTCCTGCTTTATACAATGTTACTTGGCATTTCATAATTCATCAATAATAATTCTTTACGTTGTTTTTGCTCACGCATATATTCACCTACAGAACGCATTGTATAAGTCAGATCAAACTCAGCAGCATTCCAGTTCTTAAAACGATCCTTTACGAGTTGGTCCGTATTATAACTTACCAACATATCCATATTAGTATTAGAATTGCAATCAATAGCAAAAAGATCGTGATCAAATCCTTTGTGCATTGATCCTTTGTTCCCATAGAGATTATCCTTAATATCATAAGGAGGATCGAGATACATAAAAGCACCTTTGTTTCCATCCATCAGATAATCATAAGAGTAATTAGTTATACGCCACTTGGAAATTAGTTTTGAATATTCTGGCAGTTTCTCAATTCCTCGCAATGAAAAATTGCTTTGTGATGCTTGAGCAGAAAATGACGAACTTTCTGTGAGACCAGAGAATGAACATTTATTGACAATATAGAAAGCAACAGCACGATCAAGACTTGATATCGCTTTTTCATTTACATGTTCCTTTGATTTGAGAAAAAGTTCTCTCGCAAGTTCAGGAGTATTGTAA